GGAAGTTTATGCATTAAATCAGCTCTGAAAAGACGCTGCTAAAGATTGCGAGAGCAAAATATGGCAATGCAACAGTCAAGATTAGAGCGTGAAAATCTGGAAGCACATGTAGACTTGTGTGCAGAAAGATATCGCGTGTTAGAAGAAAAATTAAATAGACTTGAAAATAAAGTCGACAGCCTAGCCGAAAGTGTAGGTAAAATGGCAGAAAAACAAACTACTGACAAAGTAGCAAGCAATAGATTAGTTATTGGTGCTGCAGGAACAGTAATTGCGGGTTTACTGTCAACAATTGTGTTGCTACTGCTTAATTTGCAAACAGTAACACCGATGATGGGTTCGTAATAATATGTTATTAAATGAATCATATAATACAGTAATAGCAGAAGCAAAAGTAGTTTTTGCTAAACGTGGAAAATCAGTGACACGGAAATTTCGTTGCACAGTAGGTCCACGTAAAGGTCGTGTAGTAGGTAATCCAAATCAATGTAGTGCGCCAATTGATCTTAAAAAACGTTTTATTTTAAAACGTACAAAGGCGGCTAAAGGATCTCGCATGACTAAAAAAGCACAGCGAACAAAAAAGTTTAATCCAGCAAGTAAAATTGTTGCACAACTCAATAAGGCAAGAAGATAATGGATATTTTAAATAACAGCATTGTAGACAGTGTAATAGAATATGCGAATGTTAAGTTTAGTGTAGAACTCGACAAGGATACAATCACCAATAACATTAAAGAACTAAATTATAGTGACATATTAGCTCTAGTAGATGCAATTAAACAAGAAAATGACAACTCATTTATTGAATACATTGACCTCAGTGCTGTAAACGAAGGGTATAGTATTCTTCCACCAATAGACAGAGAAAAGTATCAAGAACGTGATGGACTAGAAGGACCTATACAAACAAAAGCAGGAAAAGTAGTTTACTACGATGCAAAAGAGGGAAGTTATTACGACCCAGACACAGATATATATATGTCATATGAAGATTTTAAAGAACTAGATGAAGGTGTATGGGATACAGTAAAAAATGTTGCTGGTAAAGTAGGTTCAGCAGTGAAAGACCTTGTAACACCAGGATCGGTAAAAGTAGCTAGACAAAAACCAATGGGCAAGCTAGGTAGTATAGCAAGACAAATTAATATGCCTGGTTTTAAAGAAGCAATAACACCAACATCAGCACAAGGATCTATGAGTGCTGCAAGTTTAAGAAAAGAGCGTAATGGAAACGATCAGCGTGACGCAGTTATTCAAAACCAGGATGCTAATAGAGATGCTACAGCTGCACAAAGATACACAGCAGGTAGTAGCAAAGTTGCAACAGGCCAAGGCGCTGCACGTTATGACAAACGTCAAGACCCAGATGATGTTCAACGTGGACAAAATGCACAAGCGGCAGGACAAGCACAAAATATGGCCTCTAATAACAGTGCAGAAATTGAAAGATTAAAACAACTAATACAGGCTAGACGCTAATGAGAATGATTGAGACACCGGGCGGTATTACTACATTTCTTAGTATGGACGAGTGCGGTGTATACGAAAATCTTTTAGAGCGTACATGCAAAGACGAGTTAAATGAACGTGAAATTGAATTACTAAAAAGTCTAGTAAACAAAAACGTTGTAAAACGTGTTATCGAAAATAAAAAAACTTATTACGAACGTAAAAAAGGGAGTCTATAATGACAACACCAGCAGCAAAAGGCATGGAAGAGATCCTGCGAAAATTAAACAATGCACAAGAAAATGCTGAGCATATTAACGAAGAACGTGCTAAAGGCAATGTAGTTGTAAAATCAAACGCACAAGAAATGTTTAATATTTTATCTAAGCTAGAACAAGCAACAACCGAAGCAAGTAAAACAGTGGTTGCAGAGTCTAAAAAAGATCCAGTAGTAGCAACAGGTGCAATACAGGAAAACACAGTTAGTATGTGCGGCTATAATGTTGTAATGGAAAAACAATCAGTGGTAAAAGGAATATCAAAAAAGTTTTATCATATTGATTGTAACGGTGAAAGACTTTATAGCGATATTGCACTATTTGAAAGTGCAATGATTGTTGTAATGAAATTAATAGAAGATAAAGATGTAGATAAAATATTAGAATTAGATAACATGTATTGCGGTGCATTGCAAGAAGCAGCACACTATAAAGTTAAATCAAAAAAGGTAACTGAGTCATTTAAATTTGATATTGCACAAGCAAAACAACAAAGTGCAGTAACACGTATGACAAAAATCAAAAACCAAATAAAATCTCTATTCTAGCATAAATACATTATAAGTTAGATATAGTGGGGTACTGTATTATGGAATTAAACCAATTAGAAGAAAATAAGCTGAACAAACTAGATTCTGTGCTAAAAGAAGTATTTGGCATGAAGTTTGATTTTGCAGCTGGTAACGCTAAGTTACAAAAAGTAAAAGAATCTACACAAAATAAAATCAGCTCATTAAAAGATAATGGCGTTGATGTAAACGATAAGCAATTTCAAAAGTTATTGCTGGTATTAGAAGGTATTAACCAAGTTATGAAAAACACAGTTATGGAAAACGATCTCGATCAAGCTGAAGTTCTACTTGCTGCAAAGCAAATGGCAGATGATCTACAAAAAATGGCAGAAGACTTAGCAAGTATGCAAGTTGAAGGTCTAATGAGCATCACACAAGGCATGAAAGAAGAAGTTGGTGTAGCAGAAGCAGAAGCGTTTGAAGCAAGCGCATCAGCATCAATTGAATCAGCATTAGAAGCTGTAAAATCAGCAACTGATGGAGTAAATAATGCAGTATTAACGGCACAAGGTCAAGCACCAGCAACAGACATGGCAATGGACACAGGTATGGATATGGATCCAGAAGCACCAGCAGAAGAGCCAATGGACGACATGGGTGACGACTTTGAAGGCGTAGATGCAGCAGCAGATGATAGTGATGCAGATGGTCGCGAAATGAAAGAAGACTCATACCTAGCAGCTTTAAGAATGGTTAAAGAAGCACAGGATAATGGTCAGATTAATAAGGACGTTCTTAAAAAAGCATTTGCGGAACTAAAGAAGTAAAATGAGATTTAGTGATCTGTTTGAATATAGTGAAATTGACAATGCTGTTGTAGATTTACTTATTGTACTAAGTGCAGAAGGTATTGATACTATCAGTATGGAAGCACTAATAGCAGAGCTAGAGTCACAAGGACACGATGTTGATGAACCAAGTTTATTTGATGAATTACAAGAAATTCCAATGGTTCATAATATCAAAGATGGTATAGTTAGCTTTCATACATCAAGTAAAAATGCTAACATACAAAATATACAAGATCCTGAAAAGGACGAAAAGGTTATCGACAAGATGGCTCGTAAAAAGGTTAAGAAAGAGTTAAGCAAATGAGTTTTGGTTTAAACGCAGCACAAGCAAGAGCAAAAGCAAATGCAGATTTAATTGTATTTGAAGAAGTTTATGCAATTATGAAAAAAGTTATAACTGAAAGCGCAACAGGTGCATTTGAAGCATTTATTGATGATGATACTACTATGACAGCCAGTACCCCAACAACCAGTGATAGTGAATATTATTTCCAGGCATGGCAAGGCACCTACCAAAGCAGAGCATTAATCTCACAAATGGAAAATGTTATGCGACACTTTGTAAATTTAGGTTACAAAATTGATCGTGTAACAAATACTAGCACTAACACAACATTTAAGTGGCACGTTTACTGGTAAAAACCAATTGACTTTATTGTATTTTCATATACAATAGTATTATGGTAAAACTTACAAATCCCTATAATTATCAAGAACTCAAAAGACAAAGTGTAGACGGGAAACGTTTATATGAGAATCCTTGGGGCGATCCTGTTCCAAGTGTTACCACTATTCTTGATGCAACAAAGCCTGCTGAAAAACGTAAGGCACTCGCTAACTGGAAAAAAAGAGTTGGCAAAGAAGAAGCACAACGTATTACAACTACTGCTGCTAATAGAGGCACAGTTATGCACAATATATTAGAACATTGGGCATTGGGTGAATACGAAACATACAATCCAGGCAATAACATTGTTCATAGACAAGCAAAAGCTATGGCACAAGTTGTTGTGGATAATATTCAAAATGATGTTGATGAAATATGGGGAACAGAAGTAAACTTGTGTTCTGCTAATTTGTATGCTGGTACAACAGACTTGGTTGGTATGTACAAAGGTAAACCAACTATCATGGACTTTAAACAAACTAATAAACCTAAAAAGCGTGAATGGATTGAAGACTATTTCCTTCAGGGTGCTGCATATGCAAATGCACATAATGAAATGTTTGAAACTAAAATTGAAAACGTAGCTATCTTTATGTGTAGTGGAGATTGCGAATGGCAGTTGTTTGAGGTTGATGCTGAAGAATTTAAAACTTGGGAATATAAATGGGCTGTAAGATTATTCGAATATTACGATAAATGATAAATACGTTATAGCGGAGACAAATTATGACTATTGTAAAATCACAAATTAGACGTGGTCCTATATCACAGATGCCAATTTTAGATGCTGGCGAGCTAGGCTTAGCATCAGACGAAAATAGAGTGTTTGTAGGCACCGAGCCAATCACAGGAACTTTTAATAGTTCGGATACAACTGATACGTTAGTATTTGTTACATTTGATGTTAACCTAAATGGAAATTCTATTCCTATTGATCTTGACAATGTAAATGTAAATTCTTATAAAATTTTTATCGATGATGTTGAAGTAACACAAGCTAACATTGATATTGAAGATACTCTTGTAACTATTTCTCATGGATTAGCAAACGCAGCGGCTGCAAATGCGGCTGTATATAAAATAAAAATTAATGAAGAGCTTACAAATAATACAACAAATGAAGGTAGCAAAACATCTGTTCAATATGTGCAGTTTCAAAAAACGCCAGCAGATACTGATCCGGAAGCCACTAGTATTTCGTTTGATTCTAATGTAAAAAATAGTGTGTCTATAGAATACTATCTATATACAAATACCATGTCACGTAATGGTCAACTACGTATTAGTGTAAATCCTAGTATGTCACCTGATGCAACAATTACAGACACTTATGACCAAACAGGCACAAGTGATCTTGTTTTTAGTATTAATGCAGGTAAACTTATGTTTAATACTACTAGCTCAGAAGATCATGGATTTACTTATAAACAAACAAGTTTTGCAAAACGTCCTATAGTTTAAAATGGACAATGTTTGGCAGCAAGCGCCTAAGATAAGACTCAAACTTTGGCGTGAATTTAGATTGCAGTTAGACAATATTGAATACGAGGAAGACTGTCTACAAACAGTGGTTGATTGGTGGAAATCAGCTCCAGTTGGTAGTAGAGAGTTGGATATTTACGATATAGAATCCTGGCCAGATCCTTGGCAACTCATCTACAACAACGAATTAGACGAAAATAGTATTGCGCTAGGAATAGCTTTTACTTTGCATTTAATAGACTGGGAGTGTGAAGTATTACTGGTGCAAAATCAAGAAGAAAGTTGGATAAGACTAATAGTTTTGGTTGACGATAGATATATTTTAAACTATACTTATGGTAAGGTAGAAGACCTAAGCGTTCTAAATAATTGCCAAGTATTAGAAAAATATGCCACAAATGAGTTAACCAAATAGTTTTTACATCAACTAGCCGGTTAAATATATGACGAGTTGAAAACAAATAGGTAAACAATGAACAAAAAAGATATATCAGTAACAAAACGGGATGGTGCACCCGAAGAACTAGATCTAGAAAAAATGCATCAGGTGGTATATCATGCTTGTGAAGATATTACAGGCGTGAGTGCAAGTGAAGTAGAAATTAAAAGTAGCTTACAGTTTTATAATGGTATTAGTACAAAAGATATTCAAGAAACACTTATTAAAAGTGCCGCTGATCTTATAAGCGAAGAAACACCAAACTACCAATGGGTGGCAGGTCGGTTAATTAACTATCAATTACGTAAACAAGTTTATGATGGATTTGAGCCTTATCATTTAAATGATCTTGCACGTAAAAATATGGAGATGGGTTATTACGATGAAAGTTTTTTCTCCGTTTATAGCGAAGAAGAAATTGATAAACTTAATAGTTATATTAACCATGACAGAGATGAAAACATTTCGTATGTAGGTATGGAACAGTTTCGTGGAAAGTATCTTGTGCAAAATAGAGTCACAGGTGAAATATTTGAAACACCACAAATTGCATACATGATGATTTCTGCAACACTGTTCCAAAATTATTCCAAAGAAACACGTTTAAAATATGTAAAGGACTTTTATGATGCTATCAGTAACTTTGATATTAGTTTGCCTACTCCTATTATGGCTGGACTCAGGACGCCGCAACGCCAGTTCAGTAGTTGCGTTCTTATTGAAAGCGATGATAGTTTGGATAGTATTAACGCAACTAGTGCATCTATTGTCAAGTACGTAAGCCAAAAAGCAGGTATTGGCGTAAATGCCGGTGCAATACGTGCTATAGGGTCTCCTGTGCGTAACGGAGATACAAGCCATACAGGTGTTATTCCGTTTTATAAAATGTTTCAAAGTGCAGTGAAATCATGTAGCCAAGGTGGTGTACGTGGTGGAGCAGCAACATTGTATTATCCTATTTGGCATTTAGAAGCAGAAGATATTTTAGTTCTAAAAAACAACAAAGGTACAGAAGATAATCGTGTTCGTCATTTAGATTATGGTGTGCAATTTAACAAACTAATGTATGAACGTTTACTTACTGGAGGTAACATTACACTGTTTTCTCCTAGCGATGTTCCTGGTTTGTATGAAGCATTTTTTAATGATCAAGACAAGTTCAAAGAGCTATATGAAACAGCAGAACGCAATACACGTATTAGAAAAAAATCAATTTCAGCAAGTGAACTTTTTGCTATTTTTATGGAAGAAAGAAAAAACACTGGAAGAATTTATCTAATGAATGTTGATCATGCTAATATGCATGGCGCATTTGATGAACAGACAGCTCCAATTAGGCAAAGTAATCTTTGCTGTGAAATTAATCTTCCTACAAAGCCTTTAAATAATTTTAACGATCCTGATGGTGAAATTAGTTTATGCACATTGAGTGCTATTAATTGGGGCAATATTAAAAAGCCAGAAGATTTTGAAAAACCATGTACTCTTGCGGTACGTGCGTTGGATGCATTATTAGATTATCAACAGTATCCAATAATTGCAGCTGAACTAAGCACAATGAAAAGACGCCCATTAGGTGTTGGTATTATTAATTTTGCATTTTGGCTTGCTAAAAATGATTTAAATTATCAAGACATAGATGCACATGGATTAGAAATGGTAGACGAATGGACAGAAGCATGGAGTTATTATTTAATTAAAGCAAGTGCAGATCTAGCTGTAGAAAAAGGTAATATAGAAGGTATATCTGAAACAAAATATGGAAATGGAATTACTCCTAATCAAACATATAAAACTGAAGTAGATGAACTTGTTCCTCACGTAGAGAGGCAAGATTGGAAAAGTCTACGTGAACAACTAAAAGAAACTGGTATTCGTAATAGCACACTAATGGCACTTATGCCAGCAGAAACATCAGCACAAATTTCAAATAGCACAAATGGTATTGAACCACCACGTGCATTTGTAAGTGTTAAACAAAGTAAACATGGTGTGCTAAAACAAGTAGTTCCACAATATTCACGTTTAAAAAATAAATATGATCTGCTATGGACACAGAAAAGTCCAGAAGGTTATTTAAAAATAATGGCAGTGTTACAAAAATATATTGATCAAGGTATCAGTGTAAACACTAGTTACAATCCAGAATTTTACGAAGATGAAAAAATTCCTATGAGTGTAATGTTGCAACACCTTATTATGTTTTACAAATATGGCGGCAAGCAACTTTACTATTTTAATACATATGACGGACAAGGCGAAATTGAATTCAAAGATGATGAACCACTTGAACAAGGTGCAGTAGACGATGAAGATTGTGAGAGCTGTGTAATATGAGTAAGAATTCGAAAGAGGTACATCAGGTATGTATTAAACAAAACTGGCCTACAAGAACATATGATTTACAATTCTTTAGAGAATGCAACGATGATGAAGTCATTAGAGATGATTTAAAAGATAAATTCTTTAATGATCCTAATTACTTAGATTATTATGATATCAAAGTTTTTAGTCAATCGCCAAAAGAAGATTATGAAAAAATACTATCAGCTTTAGAAAAAAACTTATCAACTAGATCAAAAACTATACATATTAGTAATGCATCGTGGTGGATGACAGATTGGATAAAAGGTTATGAAGACTTTGCAATAAATTCTTCTATGTACGATAAAATTATAGATATCATATTATCATCGCCAAACACACATGAAGTTGAAATTCATACAAAAAGAAGAATGGATCAAGAATGGGATACTGAAGGACATAATAAAAAAATTGATGAAATTATTACTCGTATGGAAAATGCATCTAATATTAGACATATATGCATATCTGAAAGTCAAGAAATACATTCAAAAGAAACATTAGAAACACAAACTCAAGATAAAGATATATATAATAAACGGTATATAGATATACCATCTCTATTAAATAGTATAGAAGGAAATTAAAATGTCAGTTTTAAACACAGAAGCAACAAAACATCATACAGAAAACATGGCGTTCCTAGACGAGGGATTAGGAATGCAAAGATATGATGTAGTAAAATACAAACAATTGGATAAGCTGACAGATAAACAGCTTGGTTTTTTCTGGAGACCAGAAGAAGTTGATGTAAGTAAAGATTCTAAAGATTTTAAAGATCTTACAGACCACGAGCAACATATTTTTACAAGTAATCTAAAAAGACAAATTTTACTTGATAGTGTACAAGGTCGTGCGCCAGCAGAAAGTTTTGGTAATCTTACTAGTTTACCAGAATTAGAGAATTGGATTATTACATGGACATTTAGTGAAACAATTCATTCACGTAGCTATACACATATTATTCGTAACATTTATAGCGATCCTTCGATAGTGTTTGATGAACTGTTGGATAGTAAAGAAATTGTAGAATGTGCAGGTGATATTTCGAAGTATTACGATGATCTTATTGAGTATTCTCAATACTATAAATTATTAGGTGAAGGTAAACACAAAGTAAATGGTAAGACAGTAACTATTAGCAAGCGTGAGCTAAAAAAGAAAATTTGGTTATGTTTAAATAGTGTTAATGTACTAGAAGGTGTTCGTTTTTATGTTTCATTTGCTTGTAGTTGGGCTTTTGCTGAACTTAAGAAAATGGAAGGCAATGCAAAAATTATTAAGTTTATTGCACGTGATGAAAATTTACACTTAGCAAGCACACAGTATCTTCTTTCAAAAGTATTAACAAAAGAAGATCCTGAGTTTGCAGAAATTGCTATAGAATGTGAACAAGAAGTAGAAGAAATGTTTGTAGAGGCAGTAGAGCAAGAAAAAGAATGGGCAAACTATCTTTTTAGAGATGGTAGTATGATTGGTCTAAATGCTCAACTCCTACATGATTATATTGAATGGATTTGTAACAAGCGTATGACTGCACTTGGCGTTGCTTGTCCATATAAAACACCACAAGCTAATCCACTTCCATGGACACAAAAATGGATCAGTGGAGCAGAAGTGCAAGTAGCACCTCAAGAAACAGAAATTAGTAGCTATGTAATTGGTGGAACAAAACAGGATGTAGGCGAAGATACATTTAAAGGATTTAGTTTATGAGTATAGAAATCTGGGGTAAGCCTGCTTGCCCTTCCTGTATGAAAGCGAAAGCATTATGCGAATCAAGGTCTTTCAACTTTGAATATAAACAACTTGGGCAAGACTTTGATAGAGAAGAAGTTTTTAAAAACTTTCCAAATGCAAGAACATTCCCTCAAATAAAAGTACACGGCAAATCAGTTGGCGGATACGAACAATTTATAAAATACATTGAAGATACAAACTATAACGGAACAGGACACACTTTATAATGTTAATACAAGCACCATACACAGTAGGCGATGTAGTAAGCGTAAAACTAAGCAGTGGCGAAGAAACTGTCTGCAGACTTGAAGAAATAAAAGATAATGCTATTATTGTTAAAAAACCATTAATGTTAGTAGCAGGTGAAAATGGAGCAGGACTAGCACCATTTATGTTTACAGTAGACCCAGATGCTAAGTTTGAATTTTCGCTAAATAATATTATATGTGTAGTTAAAACAGTCAAAGATGCGGCTGACATGTATATTAAAGCAACAACAGGAATACAAACAGTATAATGCCAGGAGTTCATAGAGACAGAGATTCAAGAAGTTGTGGAGCGGCTACTATTGCTAGTAATCCTAATGTCTTTGTAAATAATAGGCTAGCATCAGTTGACGGTAATCCTAATTCACATGGTGGAGGATCATTAAATGCTTCCAATCCAAACGTGTTTGTAGGTAATATTCTTGTTGTTATACAAGGCAACAGTGCTGCACCCGATGGTCTATGTCCTCTTCCAGGCGGACCGCATTGTAATCCAGGTGCAACAGGTGCAAGTGGGAATGTTTTTATAGGCGGATAATATGGCAATAGAAGATTTTACAAATGGTTTACAAAGTGCAAGTGATTATATCAATAGAACAACTGTAAATATTCCAACCGATGCTACTATAAGCGATGGTGGTATTAATGTTGGTACAACTAGTTTTAGTATGAAAGAAATTATTTGTAGTCTACTCGGCGGTAATGGTATTAATCTTCCTAACTTACAAATTTGTCTCAAAATTAATATTGCTAGGCTGTTAGGAGAGCCAACACTTCCTAGTGATATTAGGGATTCTTTAGCACAAGTAGAAACTGCATTAGATGAATTTATTGCACATACAAATATTGATAATGTTTTAAATAGGCTAAACAGTGCTATTGCTGAGTTTGCAGCTATTGCTAATATGATTAACTTCTGTGGAACACCAGTTTTACCAAGAGCTATACCTAATGTGCTTCGGAATAGTATGAGTAGTTTTTTAGGTTCAGGTAAAAGTATACTAGATACACTTGGAACAATAGCAGGCAGTGATATAGGTGGCTGTATAGGTACAGATGGAAAGTTTAATCCAGACTTATTCACAGGCGGTCTTTTGAAACAGTTAGGTGATAATTTTGATAACTTAGCAGGTATGCCTCAAAGTTTAAGAGATCAAATTAAATCAGATCTTGATGGTGTTAAAAGCGATATATCAAACTTAATTACTTTTGAAAATAATTTTGCAACAACAGATACAAGCGGCGGAAGCACATTTACTCCAGGACAACAGGAAACACATACAGATGTTGGATTAGCATTTGATGCAGATAATATGTCGTTTTCACAAGCAAGTGCATTAGCTGCACAATTGCAAGGATTATATGATCAACTTAACGCATATGAGGTAGATGAGCAAGGTAGAAACATTTTTGATTATCTACTCACAGATGATATGATTGCAATGCTACAAAATAAAACAGATCCAACAGTAGGACTATCTAACAAAGAAACAGTGTATGATTATTGCGGCAAACCCATTGGTGTAGTAGATACTCCTATACAACAGCAAATTGCATCAAGTGTTGGAGCACCAGTAGAATCTGTAATTGCACCAGGTAACACAGGATTACAAGAAAGTGGAGCAATAGTATTTCCACCACCAGCTACTACAACAAACCTAACTGATACTTTAAATTCATCAGGAAGTGGAGTAGATTTTATTAGTA